TTATCTAATTTCTTTACTTCCTCAAGAATGGTTCTATCAAGGTAATTTATCAAAAGTGCAGGGCGGTCATGACTACTAGGATTAGGCATGCTACTATGAAGTATCCTGCAATTGTATAACAATAGGCTTCCTCTAGGCATGTCCGGTTGTATAGCATTTTCAGAAAACCAGCGATCATAATGCCCATTGTAACATTGTTTTATTTCGTAATTACGCTTTTGACTGTAAGGTACAAGTCCAGTGCTACCATTTGTTTTATTAGTATCCTCGAGTGAAATTATACATTGTATACCTAACAGTCTAGGATCATAATTCCATTTAGTGAACCTATGCGGCGTGTCTACGTGAGGATTTATCCAAGTTGATTTACTATTGATAGTCACTACATCACTCAAATAAAATGTAAAGTTTGGAAAATTTTGAATGATCAATGGATCTACCAATCTACGTATAGCCATAATTTCTGGGTAGTCGTTTACTACCTGACTCCACCATACACTTATATCTTCAAGGTTTTTTATTTCATCGCGTTCGGCATAAACTTTTTTACTACTACTAGCACGTACAGGATAAAGATCATAAACACGTTTTCTAAAATTTGTGATCAAATGGCCAGGTACAAAACTTTGCAAGTTTGTATATCCTTCTCCGCTAGATAATGTTTGATTTATATTTTTCACGATTATTGTACTTTATAAGTTTTTATGTTCTGTAATGAATGAGTCATCATTGGTTCACTATTTTCATATAAGGTCGGACTAGAAGCCAATATAAAACTGTTACAACTATATCGTGTGCCACTTTCTATATTAGAAACCTCATGTACCCAAAACGGCCCTGCAGGAAAAATCAGAGCATCTCCCCTATTCATACGTAGAGTATGTTTACCATTCCAAAATTTAAATATACCGCCCTCAAATTCATCATTTAGTTGAAAAGTACAACTCGCATATATGAATGGATTACCATCTATATGAGGATGTATCCATCCACCAGGCCCGTATTTCATGAGTCTAAAGCGATGGCTACATTTCAAATAAATTTTAAGTAACGGAATGTGAAAACTTTCATCTTTTTCTAAATGTTTTATCCATTCATTTATCATATATTCTGTTTTATTGAACATCAAGTTATATGAATATGATATTGGCCTCAAGTCTACTTTGCTATATGTAGATACAGTATCGATGCCTGTATTGGCGTGCATACAACTTTCTTTATGCGCTGTTGATTGGCGTGATTCATATTCATCAATAAGTTTCTTACAATCTTCTTGACTAATTACATTTTTTAAATGTAAAATCTGATTTATCATATCCATACTATTCAACCTTTAGGCTAAACCAAATAGCATCTATCTCGCTACTAAAACAAAAATCCATATAATCCTGAGTAATACTAGTTATAAATCTATCTCCGGGTAATCCAAAATATTCTACAGCGGTAGCACAAATGTCATTCCAGTTTTGATTATAATCTTCCCACACTATTCTTACACGGTATTTATTGTTATCAATAACCACCGGCATGTAATAACTCCTTTACTTCATTTATAATGTTTTTATGTTTATTGAATTTTATTGCCCATTGTTCAGGGTTTATATATTCAATTATCATTTTTTGCTGCGTGATATCCAAACTTTCTATAAATGCTAGTCCACTATTACTATGATAGAGCATCCATGGACTAATTTTTCCCTTGGTTATTTCATAACATATCTTGTTGCGATTACCATATCGTAACACATCCTGAGTTTTTATATTATCAGTTTCGGCAAGTCTTACTGTAGTTTCAATGCTACGTGCTATAGCGTCTAATGGATCTTCCACTTTAAGATATTCGATAATAAACTTTGTATAATTAGTGTCGCGATTCCATGTATCTATACTAATTTGATTACTGAGCAGCCAGTCAATATATCTTGGAACGTTTATTACTTGTGCGTCTAAACAATAATTTCCAAATTTTACAAAAGCACTATAATATGCACTTTTGATAAATTCTGAATAATCTTTTTTCTTTTTACTGCTATGTTTACCGTAAAATTGTATCCAAGCATTTAGCCCTATGCGATTTCCCTGTTTATCTTTATCATTGTATCTACGTTTAGGTTCACATAAATGTTTGGCGATAGTAGTTTCTCGTAAGAATTCCCTACCACAAAAAGTACATTGATGATTAGTTTCCGCTTTCTTGTTCATACTTTTGTATTTCGTCTAATGTCACAAAACCACTTAGCACCTCAATATCTTCAAGTTTCATAGCAGGAAATTTGTTTGCAAAATAATGTTTTTTATTTTGTTGATTTGTAAATAACTCTGCCAATTCATTCAAGGTATCGCTATCTATGTTCTTATAAATTTTTTTATAAAATTCTTTTACTTCTGATATTGAAGCCTTTTCACGAAGGTCCGCTATGCGATCACGTAAATGCGGAAGCCATTTATGAAATTGTTTTTTACCTAGACCAGCGACACACAGTGTCATCCATTGTAGTTTAGGATTTTTAGTCATAAAATCACTAAACATATATTTGTTCATGTAAGTGTTGGCGCTTATAATATGATATTGTTGTAATGCGTCATTACCTTGCACATTACTAAACCACATTGCTAGTACTTTAGGATATAATTTTTTTCTTTGCTCTTCACTAAGGGTATCATAATAATTATAATCCTTGCAATCAATTGCTGCAAGCACTTGGAACAAGTCAATATCCTGTTTATCTAATTTTTCTTTATCCGTTATTTTTGCTTTCGCCATACAATTCTACAGTAGCATTATCGCCCCAAATTTTAGCATAGTCAAGTGCTTCTTGTTCCGTATCAAACAGTTTAGGTTGCATCTGGAACTTACTATCACCCTCAGTTACCCATAAAAAGTCACCGTCAGGCCAATAAATTCTTACGCCATACTTCATCAAAATACCTGATTGTAGTCAACGATTTCACAGTTACGGCTTATCTCTTTGACGAAATAAATGCATCTTGGCTTTTCGCTATCGTCAATAGGCACACATAAGAACTGCCCATTGCGTAGTCGAGGAGCATACCAAGTTACATCGTGATAGATATCTACGATTTCGATTGGTACGAACGTAGGACTAAATGAACTTAGTGGATTGAACTCAAACGCACTAAATCCGCGATCATTTAGACTAGTCAAAGGTAATGTTTCAAGGTCACCGTGATCCTTTTCACCTATCAATACTTGCCAATCTAAGGGCATCTTTACAGTACGATTACCTATCTTTAGAACCAATGCAGGTGCATTGAAACTTTCTAAAAAGATCAATGGAATATAGTGATAGTCTACGTTCTGAGGATTACTGTTGTCTAATATAGCAAAACGTAAGTCATCAATCTCATCTGGTAGTGTTTCTAGATTATAATATTTGTTTTCTAATGTTAGTATACGCATGTTGTTATTTTACGACATTTTTTCTTAGTAGTCAAGTTTTTCTAGTGTAAACGGATACTTTGCTTCCTTATAATATGCTTTGCGTTGTGTCAAATGACGTTTAGCAAACCTACAATCGCTTGTGATATCCCAAATCTCTACGTTATCTTTATCTTCTGCTTTACGAATGCCGCGCCCAATACTTTGAATCACGCGCACAAACGATTTACCGGGCTCTATCAATACCAAATTGAATATGCGTGGTATGTTGATACCAACTGCTGCGACTCCATACGTTGCAACAATCACTTTGGTATCGCTAGTCTTTACTTCATCGTACTCTTCTTTACGCTCGGTTAGTTTTGTCTCGCCCGAAATGAATACGCTATCTTTCAGTCGTGATTGTAATTCACGCCCTGCATTGACACGATCAACAAGTATCAATGTATTACCACTGTCTTTGATTTTGTCAATGAGTTGAGCGATCTTGTCTAAGCGAGGGCCGTTCTCTAATAGATGTTTCAACTCACTCTGATAATTGCTGAAGTCAACGCCGTCTTTCAATTGTACGATGTTGACATGACATTGTGCGAGTACACCCTTTTCTTGTAATTCAGCTGCGCTGAGTTTACCAATAACAGGACCCAAACTTACAAGCAATGACACTTGTTCATATGTTGCCTTAGGAATAGTTCCTGTTAGCCCCCAACGTATAGGAATATGACTAAACGGGCCAGTCAATAGTTGCTTGAGTGCGTCAGCCTTAGCCATATGTACTTCGTCAACCATAACACATACAACATCTTCAATAAACTCTTTGATGTTGATTTCTGCTTCGCCTGCTTTAGTATTCTTCAATAGATTATTGAGGCTCTGCCAAGTACAGATCGTATGACGTTTATTGTACTCTTTACGATCACCAAAGTACACACCAACATCAAGTCCTAGATTGATATAATCTGCTTCTGTCTGTACGACAAGACTCTTGTTTGGAACGATGACAATACTACGCCCATAATATTCTACTGATTTAGATAGTGCAGCGGTCATAATAGTCTTACCAGCACCCGTTGCAACTTCTTGAATACATTGCGGGTTCTTCAAAAAGTTATTGACGATCTCTACCTGATAATCGCGTAGGGTGATTGGCTTACCCTCTTCAATGTGACCTTTAGGCCATAACTTGTCAGAAAAACTATCTGCTGCTATTTCAGCAAAACTATAACTAGTTTGATATTCTCTAAGGTCTACAAGTTCAATGTCGTAATCATACTCTTCAAGAATAGGTACAATGTCTGGGATAAGATTGATATATGTGCTGCCCGCAATACTACAATAACTTACCTTACCATTCCATCTACCAAGACGGACCGCGGGTAAATATCGTGCGCCGGGAACCTCATGTTCAAATTTGCGCATGAGTGCTTTGCGACAATCTAACTCAAGACCTTCAATCTTGCAGTTTACTTCATCCTTGATTATTATTTTTGCTTGTCTCATTTTATAGAAATAGGCCTTGAATTAGTTATCGTTATAAATTTAGATACAGAACGTTTAGGTTGTTCATAGTGTTCGGCAGTCCTATTTCTATTATAATATAAGATTACTGACTTTCCTTTTGAATTATTGAGCGATGATGTACAAACTATATCTGTACCAAGGAAAACTTTTCGTATTTCGTCGCTTACTTGTTTGTTATAAACTATATCTCTTGCTAAAATTACAGTTTCAATTTCCAAATCTTTTAAATATTTACATAATAAATCTAATTTATCTAGATCAATCGTGACAAAAAAGTTTGCTGAAAATTTCAAGAAATCATCAGTCAATAAACTTTCATGTATAGAAATTCCGTATTGCGAAAGCAAGAACAAGGATTTAGGTTGTGCATTCAATTTTATATTTAGGGTAGCATCTATGACATGTTCGTTTGCAGCAACTATATAATAATTGTCATTTATGCTAATGAGAGTAGGTTTCCAATATTTGATATCTTCATATAGTTTAGTTTTGTCTAATATTTTTTGTGTTTTATTACAATATTTTACTGTGTCATAAAATGCATTTACATTTTCTATTGCTAATTTTAAGCTATAGGTATTGTATTCGGCAACATACGCTCTTTCATATTTGTTCCAAATAAAAATATTATTTGCTTTTTTTCGTAGGTTGTTTATAAATTTTGCATTGAACGGAGATCGAAGGACTATCTTGTCGTCAACTATTGAAACTTTAGCTTCAAGATATTCTGATAAAGTATCAATAATACTGTTTTGCCAAGGTAACTTTTCAAGTAATTTATAGTCATGACCCAATTTAGAAAGTTGTCTATTATACTTCATCAACAATTTATCAAATAATTTATTTTGATTGCTAGTGATAGGTTTGCTTTGTTGAATTTGGTATTTTATGTTATTGAAGAATCCATAATCTTTTTTGGACAAATGAAGGTGTCCTTGAACTAAATAATTTGCAAGGTTATCTTTACTATAAAACATCTTAATAGTATAAGAACTTTGCAATAAAAATCAACTTATACTTTACCCTTTTGTCGTTCTACGTCTATTACATCAAGTTTCAATCTATTAGTATCATAAGTTGATATGTCCCCGGTAAACCAAGTATTGAATGCAAATGTATATCGCTCTTCTTTGTCTGTATGGGGATTTATTTTATGTTTAAGTCCGCTTTCCCAAATTAAGAGTTTTCCCTTAGTAGGATTTATATTATAGGCATTTTCAAGATTTTTTACAGAATAGGTTAGTAAATTTGAATATTTTGTGTATATGGGGTCATCTAAAACAAATACTGTTTCTGAACGTTTATGACTAGTCAGATAAACCAAACCACTGAATATAGAATAAGGATGAAAATGAATCGCGCTAGAAGATCCAAATGTAGTTTTGGTGATCCATGAATCACAAATTTTTAATTTTATATCTATGAAATGAATTTTGGATACTTCATCCAAACATTTTTGAATCTCTTGATTCAATTTTGGATCTGAAATAGGTATATAGGATCTGTCTTCTTGATCAACTCCAAATATACCAACAGTTGTAAGTTTTCCATCTCTCATAGATGGTTGAGTTCGCACATTTGTAATTGACAAAAATGATATAAGTGCTTGATCGACTATTGATAAATCGATATCAAATTCGTAAATAAAATTATTAGCCAATTGTATTTTTTTCACTGTATTATTTATAGGTTTAGTTTTCAAAAAAATAAAAGGAAAGAGCCCCTTACGGGGCTCTCGCCTTTGCGTGGGTAACGGAGTATCAAGCCCGACGCATAACAGTTGACTCAGCAAGCGCACGCCAGTTAGCGGGGCTCACCTTGACCAGATCAGCAATCTTGAGAGCCATACGCATCGACAACTCACGCAGTCGAGCCTTGTTGT